CGGACAAGATCTTCATCTCTTGCACTGGTCTGGTTGAAAAATATGCCTATTATGCGAAGGACTTCAATTTCATCGACTTGAAATTGGCGGGCTATGTATTCGGTATAGAGATTTGCTTTCATGTTTGTCTCCTAAATCCATAAGCCATCACAATTCGCTTGTCAATCATTTCCGCCCTCTTGGGGCCTATCCCTTTCATGTCGCATGGCTGCCTTGCAAAGTCGCCCTTTGGTACCAGAACCAAATCATACTCAGCCATGACCGGCTTGAGCACGCCCGGACCTATACCATCTCCATGAAAAAGTATCGATGCCGCTAACAGTTCCCTTTCACCATCTGCGGGCCGCGGCCTGAAGCCCATCATAGACCCATCGCAAAGATAATCATGCGCAAGTTCGAGTATGTCCTTGAATTGATCTTCTCCATCAAAGAAGCCGGAATCGTCGCCTTTGTGGAACGCCGGCACGCCGTTCAAAAAGGATCGCTTTCTAAACGACTTGCAACGAGCATAAGTGGATGCGATCGAATGACTAATTTCAGACTTGCTTAGGCCGCGTCCTTGGGCGGAATCCATGATGGCCTCTTGTATGTCGCCTATGTCACCTAGAATGACCGTACAGCCGTCTTGGCCGGTCTTCCCGATAGAAAGTGTCTGCTCCATTAGGTGGCCGTTCAGGACGGATTGCACAAAGTCCTGAGCCAATTTGAGTTCTATATGCAGAGTGTCTGGCCTATTCAAATCTGCGATGAGTTCAGCCGCCGTATCGAATGTCTTTTCGGAATTGGTCTGCGTGAATTGCAAATCAACTGGCAAATCACTTCTTATCTCCAACTTTCCAAATCTGGTGTCACCTATCAATGCTTGCCTAATGCCTTTTTCGCGCTCGCCTTCGCCCGCCGCCATATAGATGCGAATTTGCTCGCTCATCTCATCACCAAGCCTTCTCCATCGGTGAATTTTCCCAAAAATCGTAGAGAAACAATATCACAGAGCTGCGTTCTATCTTGATGGCGGTTGTTTTTTGATATCATTCTATGAAATCGGATATCGCCTCATCCGCTTCCTCGCTAATATATCTATTTGGCATAACATCTCTTAAGTTTTCTTCAGATATATAGTTTCCTCTGTTCATTCATCGTCTTCCTCTCCCAAATTCCCATATCGGTCTCTCTTCGGCAGGCCCAATGCCTTCCAGACACGGGTTCGCAGATAATATGTTTGCCCATCCTCGATCTCCTTTCGCAGCAGACCTCTTTTCGTAAGTGATTCAAGGGCATCGGAAATCATTGATTCGGTTACTTCTGGGAAGTTTGCGCTCATTACGCCATAGACGTTTTTTGCGGCGGTCCAGACTTTGTGGCTGCCCCCGGTGAAATCATAGACTAGGAATTCCAAGTTTTCGAGATTCATCTCATCGCCGCCAGCATCACCAATCCCATCGCAATCATGCCCGCCAAGAAGCCGAGAATAACCAGCATCTCAATCCACCAACTGCCAAAACATCAACGCAACTGCCAACGCGATCCTGCCACGTTTTGCCCAATAAATCTGATAACTGGCTGCTCACTCTTTCGCCTCTTCCGTCGCTTTCTCAACTGCCATGCGACCGATTGACCATGCGATTCCTGCTATCAGGCAATAGACAAATATATCCAATAGGCTAAAAGCCTATCGATCGCACCAGTTCCCAAAAAATCTGATAACGGGCTCATTTCTGCATCTCCTCCATCATTTCTTCCAACACATCCGCCGCCCTATGCGCAAATTCTGGATCGTTGTCCATGTCCGGCATCCGCAATGATCGGATGGCATAATCAAGTGCTGCTATGCGATCTACTTCACCCATGTATTCGGTGCAAGTCCTGCCATTGGCGAGATCTTCTTCCAGCTCTCGAATGATCTTTCGTTGGGTCTTGCTGTCTTGCTTGCGGAAGTCTGCGACTTCAAGAGTGCCGTCTGTGATCATGGCATCGAGAGTCAAATCAGTTCGTGGAAGAGTTTTGGGGTCCAATGCATTTTCGATCTGCTCTTTCTGGAAGGCTTCGACAAATGCAAGCCGCCTTTCCAGAGCCGCGCCCACGTTTGCAATTCTGGTTATGTAGCCGTCGATGGATTCTTGCCGCTCATCTATGTCATCGAATCGTCCTTCGTGCAATTCGGCAATTTGCGCTAAGCCATGCGTCAAGGTCGCCAGTCTGCGTAAACAATCGATGATTTTGTCATGTCGTTCCTCGATGGCGGATAGCCGCTCATCAACCAATGGCGCGAGAATGTCCCGGATGGCATCCTTTGCCTTTTCGACCTCAGATGAGAATTCTTGCATAGCTTCGCCGATAGTTTGACCATGTGGGATTTCATCGGGGGTGAGCTTTTGCAGGCTCGATGCAGGATACGTGGGAATGCATGGCGCTGAAAACCATTCCCGGTTTCTCTGATCTATCTGCGCAATCTGGAATATCATGCCAGTTTCGTGTTCGGGGCATTCTCTGTATGGTGGGCAGGGATCGCCAACCACTTCTACCCAATCCCCCATCTGCAATTCCTCGACCTTGCACAAGGAGCTGGCAGGGAACCAAGCATGGCCGTATCCGGAATAAACCACGCCACTGGATATTGCCCATGTCCGATCTATTTTGAACCTATCTCCCATATCATCCGCGTGCCCGATAATATTGGGGCCGACGACCTCTACACGATCGCCGAGTTGAAGAGGAGAGGCGGGATTCATGCCTCTGTCACCTCCTTAGTAGGATCAAGTCCCAACTCACATGCCCCATAAAGCCCGTTGCATTCCTTGGGATGGTCTCTTCGCAACCCTTGGAATTTGGCCACTTTCTCAATCATGGTACCCTTCTTGGTCTTCCAGAGAGACATACCGGTATCATATTCCGACAGATTGACCGTATGTCTTTCGGTCTCTCGATTGTCATTCCAGAATCCCTGATACCAGCCACCGACCAGCGTTTCGCTTGGTGGGTAGAATGTCCCTGCCCTGAATACCGGCTCATCCTGATCTTTCTTGATGGTGATCACGCCAGACTTATAGCCTTTGAAATCTGGATTTTCTGCCGCGCGCCTGGTAAATGTATTGAGACCAACCACATGGCTAACGCTGCCATCATTACGCTTGATCAGGTAGATCTCCTTGGCTATGACGGAACATCCGAGTTCATTGGCAATGATCAGATGGTCGATGATCTCTTGACCCGTTGCCTTTGGGCAGATGAAGTTCCGTATTCCCTCGGCAGACAGCATCCCAAGAGATGGATTGGCAGATACCAACGTCCTGATATTCTTTTTCTCATCGTCTAGGATCACGGCTGGCAGATAGCCGCCAGAATCCTCTTCTAGGCTCATTAGGGCGGTCTGAAAGGCCGCATCTGAGCATTTGACCTTATCCTTTTCAATGCTCAGGGTTATGCTGCCCGATGGGCCATCGATAAGAATGGCTTTTTTTGAATCGTCTATTTCATTGATTTTGTACTGTGGGTTTATGGCGCAATAGGATTCTGTCTTTGCGCGAACGATTGCGAATTTATCCTCTTTCCCAGCCATTTAGATCGCCTTCCTTTTCATTTCTTCATACTTTCTTTCCGCTTCCCATGTCTCCTCTTCGTCTGCATCAATCACCGGCAAGTCGAAAAGACTAAGCGGGTCCTCTTCCATGCCGATTGTGTCGCCCGCTCCGTTGATTATTTCGTGATCCATGTTCTCATCTCCACATCGTCTGAGGACTCTCTATGACCCCAAGCGCATACAGTTCATGGACTTCGGCATCATCCGCTCGCGCCCTATCCATCCTATCCCTCGCCCTATAATATTCGCGGTCCGGGTCCAAGGGCGTCTCCTTGGGCAGGGACATCAGATGCCGGACATCTGCCTCGTATTCTGCATATTCTTTCAGGGCAATCCGTAGCTCGACCTCTTTGTGTGTCCTCTCGGAGATGGGATGGTGACCCCAACCGAGACATTGCTTCTTATGTGGCCCGTGGCTGGATATGATGCCTTCGCGGGCTAATCTGAGCATGAGATTTGCGCTTCTGGCGGTTTTGCGCCGAGGGCATCCGTAGCTACTCATTGTCTTGCTCCTCATAGACAGCAACATAATGGCCATCGATTTCTTCATAAAAATGCTCGTAGTGTGGGCACATATCAGATCGCCTCTAATGTTCGAAAAGCAATCCAAGCTTCGTTCATGCCGAAATTACAGACATGAAGTTGGGCATTCAGTCTCAACTTCCCGCGCCCTAGAGCGCAAATGAGATCGGTACGGCTCAATGGCCACGAACATCTGTTTGCCATTTCTATCCTCTCCTTTCCTTGATCAGCATATCCAACGCATCATCGAGCTTGGAATGCTTATTTTTTTCCTGATACTTCAACAGGATAGCTTTGCTCTCGTCGGAAATCATGACATTGATTCGTTGCATTTTGTCACCATGCAGACTATGCATTATAAGCATAAATAGCTTACGCTTAAGATTAACCATTCCTCAATTTTTCCAACGCCCCCTTCGCGGCCAGCTTATTCCTAGCAATGTGCGCCGTCGCTCCATCTGCATTATAGGTGGAATCCCATAGGTCGGCCTCAGCGAGTTCTAAGAATTTCGACTCTAAGCGGCCTATATAGGCTTGTTGCTTGGCCGATTGCTGCTCCAAGCCCTCCGCGTAATCAATCGCTTCCAACGCCATATCGCACACATTCATCATGTTTCTATGCCTCATTTCGGTGGCCTGGATATAGAAGTCGAGGGCGTCCATGCCGAGTGATTTGAGGCGCTTAATTTCCGCTTCCAATTTACCAACATCATGCTTATATACTTCGCAATGATCGGCCAAATGTCCTTTCCACTCTGATATTTCTGCTTGCAGTGATGCGATTTCTGCCTTATAAGGACCAATCTCATCCTTCGGGCAGTTTTCAGCATAAGTTTCATCGGATTTCTCCAATGCGATGGAGCACGTTTTCCAATCTAGCGGGCACGATCCATCGTCGTCATATGGGCATTCATCGCTCATGAGATCATCCTCTTAACTTGCCACCAAAGATAGCCACGCGCAAATAATTGCCCCGCTTTCTCAATTACGTCATCGGGTCTGAATGGTGCGGCGTTGAATAGGTCTTCAGCGGTGCATGGATATTTCATAGCGATTTCGTAATAAATTTGAGGATAGGTTATCTCGCTCATAGCAAGCCTCTCAGCACATTTACCGCTTCTATCCATTTCTTGTTTTCATCTTCATCATATACGCATCCTACCAAATGTTTGTCTAGGTAAGCTGCCGCCTTGCTTATTGCTGCTTTCTCTTCCTCCGTAATCCTTGGTGGGAGGTCGGCGGATAGCTCCTTAGCGGCCTCTTGTCGAAGTGTCCTCTTCCCTCTATAATGCAACTCGTGGAAATCGCCCTTTTCACCGATATATCGCTTTTCGACACGATCTTCTTCGGGCAGTTCGTCATAGTTGGGATAATCGATTTTGGCTTTAAGCTCGATCGCTTGGGCTTGGTGCATTTCTGCATAAGCCAGCAATTCAGGCAGCATCTTGGCACACTTAGACACAATCAAAGGCTCACATTCTGGATGGTAGCCGTTCTCTTTTGCCTGATAATACTCTTGCAGGTCTTCGCAAAGCAGGCGGGCATCTGACAATATGCTCATGATTCATCATCCTCGTACACAATATATCCCCTCATATTGCCCTTAAATGTCGTGCATTCCCGGAAGAATTCGCTGAATATCCTCAGCAATTTCTCCGCTTGGACGGTTCCATAGGCGGACATGTCGAATTCGATTACTGCTTTGAGTGGCTTCATTGGGTGGCCTCCATCGAGAGGGCGGCTTTCTGCATTCGCATCAAAACTTCTTTCAGCTCTTCATAATTGGCCTTGCTCATCTCGCTATCGAAATCTCTTGGCGCGATGGTGTCGATTTGTGAGAGGAACAATTGCAGAATTTTGGCATCGCCTGCTTGGAAGAGGCTCAACACTTCTAGCATCTTCTGAGCAGCATTCAAGCGATCCGCAATATAGATCGCATCTTCCTTTCGGCATATTGCTATCTTCGGCTGCCTATTTCGATTTACGCCGTGGACGATCCAATCGCCCGCTTCGTTGAAGAATTCGGGCGAAGCGGCCCATTTGGTTGGCTCAAGTTCTGCCAGCCGCTTCACAGCGGCGATAAGCGATTCACTCATTTTTTAACCGCCTGATAGCCTCTTCAACGTCCATTTGAAGCCACGAAGATACCAATTTCTCCAAGTGGCTTCCTACCATCATAGTCCACGCCAGGGTACCATATCCGGCCTGGTCGGCAAGAAGTTGGGTCAGTTTGTCGTTCCAGATGATCAGTTCTGGGGTGGTCATTGATTCGACTTTCTTCATGTTTTTTGCTCCTCATTCGCTTGCTTCAATCTGGAAAGATCAATAGATAGCTGATTGATCGTGAAATCGAGCCACGTCTGATCTTTCATGTCGAGCGCTTCTTTCACCTGATTGCGGTGATGGAAGATGTCTGCGATTAGGCGGCGCATTTCGGTGATGTTCTTCATGTTTGTGGCTCCTTGACAATCGCATCTATTCGCCTCAATTGATCCAAGGTCAATTTTTCAGGCGATGTGTATCGGAAAAACCCGCATAGTCGCTTGAATTCAATTTTCTCCCGGATTTCTGCGGTGGGCTCTACCAAATGTTCCCGATGATACGCCCGAACGCCGCGTTCCCATCCATCGGGATTATATACGGTATCCTGTCCATTGCGGCGGATCACTATTCTACCTGATGGGGTCAGGCGATCGACTTTCGCGAGCCACAGATCGCGACCACCGAGGCCGCCATAGACGGCGACGGTATCGCCGGGCCTAAGTTGCTTCAACCATTCATCAGTCATGCTTTGCCCTCCCTATACAGTGCCAATGCCTGTTGCAACGCTCTCAGCCTCGCATACTGCACATTCACGCCATCTTGCATTGTGCTCCAGCCGGGCGTACCGTCTCGCGCCAAGCTTTCAGACATGCCATTCAAGGTTTCTTGGGCGCGCTTGATTTCAAGTTTTAGGCTATTTCGGGCAGCGCCGATTTCCAGCTCCAGACCGCCTTCGTAATTATCTTTGGTCATGCGATCCCCTCGCCCATGATTCCTTCCCTCTCCTGCTCCTGGCATCACTCCGCGCATCTATCATAGCGGCCAATGCTCCATCATTCTTCGCATACTCTTGCAGATAGACTTCCACTGCCCGCGAGATGATCACATTCTTATCCATCGTCGATATCCTTTCTTGGGCCATCCAGGCGGCCAATGCGATCTCGGTCGCTTCTGGAAGGCGAACCTTGGTTATCTTTTCGCTCATGTGTATGTACTTGGGACTATTAGTATTTAAGGATTGCGAGTACTAAGAGAGGCGAAAGGTATTTATGCTGGCGAGTTCTATTAGGGATATCGAAGTTGAAGGTGACAAAAAAATGAAATTCGCAGTATCCATGCAACGGTCCATCGTCCAAACCGCGGTAGTCGAAGTCGATGCACCAGACTGGCGCGCCGCCCGCTCGATGGCAGACGACATGAGAGAGGAAGCTGACTGGTCGGCGACCGACTCGGATTATGCACCGATCGGAGTAGAAGATGTGGAAGAGGTGGCCTAAATGACTGACTTTCGCGATGCATTTCTCATCGCCTGGTATGCCTTCCTGATCGCGCTCATCTGCCCTGCAATCATGGCCGCCAATGGGCAGGTAAGCATGGAGATCTCTGGCAATGCATCAGGCATCGGCATCCAGGAGCATTCTGTAGAGGCCGCGGGGCAGCTCATTGAGTCGGTACATGATGCGCTGCCAAATAAGAGGTCTTGGGCCATGTTCTTGCTTGAGAGTCATGGTTATGAGACTGATGGGAAGAGCTTGATGTGGGTGAATGGGACGAGATACGAGATAGCGGAAAATGGAAGCATAGAGGCGATATAAAAATGACAGAAATGCCAGAATTTAAGCCACGCGACGGCTTAACAGTGAAAGAGTTGGCAGAATCCTTCAAACAACAGACAGAAGCCGTTATGCCCGGCAAATGGAAGCTGGTAGGCATCCAGGTCTATCTTGTCGAAGAAGAGTTGGAGGTCTTGGCCGCGCCGGGTCTCTATTCAAAGGGATTTGAGAAAGAGAATTATGAGGTGGACTGATGCCATCCATTCGTGAAATCCTAAAAGCCCAAATCGCCTCCCTGGGCGGTGATGGCCTCTGCTATCCAGGTTTGAATTGTAGCTGTAGCATCGATGATCTTTTGCCATGTCTACGAAGACTGTCTGGAGAGGGGCCAACTCTCGATGCGTGCAAGGTTGCGAAGAAGGGGGAAGATGGATTGTATTATGTGATGGAGGGAAAGTAGATGGCCGAATTCGATATCGAGAAGGCCCGCGCCTTTGAGGGTTGCCAAGAATATGAGCATTGCAAAGCAGGCGAGATTGTTGAGGCGGCATGTGATGAGATTGAACGGCTTCAAGCAACGCGATCGCAAGAATTGGCAGATGCCGTCGATGGTGAGCGAGATAGATGGCTATATGATTACCAGCAGCAGGCCAAGCGCATCCAGGAACTTGGGGCTGCGCTGATCGAGCCGGCCAAATCGATGCTGACAGTAGAGCAACGGGAAGCACTCGGAGAAGCGATCAGCATGATAGAAGATCCGTGCGAAGATAGATATCGGGGAGAGGACAGAGTTCTTGCTATCCTTCAGAACATGCTTTCCGGCTCCCTGATCGCCTGGGAAGCGACGGAAGAGCGAAAGACCGTCCTGGAAAATTGCATCTCCGGATACGGGCCGGGAGAAAATGCCCTCCGAGAATATGATGCGAATGTGCTTCGGGCCATGCTGACGGAGGCCAAGCCATGATATCGATTCGTCGATCTACTGAGCACCGGTCACGCATAGTCAGGCAATGGCCCGGATATCCAGCATTTTTGTTCATGACCCGACCTAAAATTAAGAGAGCATGGCCGAAGGAGGGATCTAAACGCGAGTAGAAGCCACATTCGAAGGCCGCGATTGTTATGGCCATGTTCTCCTAAAAGATCTGACCGGCGATGTAACTCGCGATCACGGCTACTTAAATGGAAATCATTCCAATTTCCCTGATGGCATCAAGCCAGGGGCGAGGATTAGATTCTATTGCAGTCCATTGAATGGGAGAGGGAAGGAACCGCGGCTGACCGATATTAGGGAATGCAAGGCGATTACAGAATGATGGTTAACTATGGCGGCCACATCCCCCTATCCACCGTCGATTTCCCAGGCATCGCTGCAACCACCATCTTCCTCCGTGGCTGCTCTCAGCACTGCCCCCTATGCCACAATAAGCATCTTTGGGCCGGAGAAGATCTTAGGCCCATTAAAGAGATATATGTTCTCATAGAGGCCAATAGGGTCTTCGTGGGAGGCGTGGTCATATCTGGTGGTGAGCCTGCTGAACAACCAGAGGCGGCATGTATGATCGCCGACTATGCCCGGTCCATTGGCCTAAAAGCTGGATTGCATACCAGTGGTAGGCCGATGGTACCATATTTATATGAACACTTTGATTTTATTCTATGGAGTCCACCAAGATGACACAATTCGATTTCAGCAAATGTCCCGGAACATGTGAACAAATTCGAAAGCAGGAACGGCGAAATGCTACGCCCCATTTATATGGCGAGGAATTGCCAGCATATAGGCCAACGAGGAAAGAGAGGCTTGTGCGGGAATTGGTGGCATTTGGGAGGAGATTATGGCGATAGAGAGCAAATTCCGATCCTGCACGAAATGCTACTATAAGGTCAATAGGCCGATATGTCAAAGCTTGATGGGCGATGCGGCCACATGCCCTGAGTTCCGCCCGGCTAAATTGAGCCGAAAAGAGAGGTTGAAGGGAGGTAAGCGGCCATGATAGATGCCGAAGTCTGCCAATGGCTCGATGAAGCCCGAGCCACCGGGCGCGTCATAGATGCGGATTGCCTTGAGACCATGATCATTCCTTGGGGCTCCGATTGCTGTCATGGATGTGAGCTATACGAATGTGGCAAATCAATCACCGCGTGGGGATTTTGCCCGGTCATGCAGAGGCAAGTGAGTCCGCATTATTTTTGCGAGAAGTGGGAGCAAGATTAACATGACTTGTGGAGAATGTAGCTATTTCAGGCATTGCAAGGCCCGTGGAAAGAGGGCAGATGACCATCTATGCTATGAAGAGCCAACGGCCTTTAGGCCGATTAGGGAGGAGGAGCATGTCTAATATTTGCCCGAATTTGATTTCACGAACCTCCGCCGCCTGCACCACCCTATACGGCTGCGGCCTCAATCCAAGCAAGGTGAGCGAGTTTTCAGATTGTCACTTGGACTGCGCACATTTCAGGGATTGGATGAGGGCAAGGGAGGATGAGATGGAGAGGGAGGCGAGCCGGGCATGATGTCTTGTGAATTCCTCTACAAAAATGAGATTGTTGAAGTGTTGGATCAGGACGCCAATTATTACTATATCCATACAAGCCGAACGCATCCCGGATACGCACATCGAGTTTTGAAAGGAGATCTGACCGAGAAATGGAAAGGTTCGCCAAAGAACATTAGAAAAAAACTATCGCGTGATGTAAGTCCTTGGAGAGAATATTGGAACCCAGACGGCTTCTTCATAAGTCGTGTCGATGGCAATGAGTATCATTGTCTGCATCGGCATCCAAGAATACCGCTCGGAGATTTCGATGATTTGATTGTCCGAAGCAAGGCAAATAGACGTGTGAAAGATGGAAAGATTCTTGACACGATTGCGGATGAGATGGGCCTAAAACGGGGCAACGTCGTGTACCTCCGGCTGTTTGCACCTGATGGACATATCGAGGAGGCGTCTTGGAGATCGACAGCAAAACAGTTTGAAGATTCGGTAGAAAAATATCACTTGCTCGCGCCTGGTGTTCGATATGAGGTTGTTGGTGAGGGATTTTTTCGGTTTTCTGAGGTACCTGCATGACCTGCATCCTCGGCCTCATTCGCAACGGCCACATCTACATGGGCTCCGACTCCCTCTACCTCAATGGCTGGCATCGCGTCAGGACACCACATCCAAAGATCTTCAGAAAGGGCGACCTGCTCATAGGATCGGAAAATTCCCAAAGAGTCTCAGATATCGTGGAGTACAATTTAGACCCGCCAGAAGATAGCGGCATGTCGCCTGGCGAATATCTTGGCTCGGCCTTCATTCCAGCCACGAGAGCCTGCCTGAAGGAACATGGCGGCCTGAAAGATGAGCAGATGGAAGCTGTGATTATGGTCGGCTACAAGGGCGGCCTATTCATCATAGGAGAGGATTTTACTCTATCTGAGATAGCCACTTCCTATGAGGCGATTGGTGCAGGTGCCAAATATGCATTATGATACCTATATGCGATGGAGAAGACTTGTCTCTCGCCGGAGAGGTTGATTGAGGGGGCGCTGGGGTGTGCAGAATATTGGTGCGCAGGAGTACGTGGACCGTTTAATATTTTGGAGATGTAATATATGAGAACAACTAAATTATCTGAAGAAGTTTTGACCGTCCTCAGCACGGCAAGCATCGAGGGAAATTGCGTCAAATTGACATGCGGCCAACTGGATCGCAAGCTCTATCAGGATGTGAACAAGGCACTTGAGGCCATTGGTGGAAAGTGGAATAGGAAAGCGCAGGGACATATATTCGCAAGCGACCCAGAAGAGGCTCTCGATAACGCAATTTTGACAGGCGAAGTTACACCGCCGAGCAAAAATGGATACTTCCCTACACCGAACGCAATTGTAATGAAGCTATGTGATCTAGCGGATATACAGCCCGGCCAATGCATCCTAGAGCCTTCTGCGGGGCAGGGAGCGATCAGCACAGAATTGTACCACCGAGGAGCCAAAGTCTTCGCCTGCGAGCTGTTAGAGGCCAATAGGAAGGTTCTGATGGGTGATGGGATGCCGCCCACAAGCTTGTTCTCGGAGCCGGATTTCACGAAGTTGGAGACTCAACAGAGATTTGATAGGGTCGCTATGAATCCCCCCTTCGAAAAAAGGCAAGACATTTTGCACGTCATGCGGGCCTTTTCGATGCTCAAGCCCGGCGGAAAACTGGTATCTGTCATGAGCGCGGGCGTGAAATTTAGAGACGATGCATTGGGCAGGGAGTTTAGGGAATTCGTGGAATTGCATAATGGTGAGATTATGGATTTGCCGGAAGGATCGTTTAAGGAGAGTGGGACGGGAGTGAGTACGGTGATTGTGGTGATGGATAGCTGATTTTGCATCAGTATCTCTGATTCCTTTTGGGAGATGGGATGGGGCGAAGCGTTTGTGGAGGGGAAGATTAAAATAGGTTGACTTACGTACCTACCCAGTATGCCGGTTTATGATATGAGCAAGCCCGTAAAACTGACTTGCCCAAACAAGAAATGCCTTTATAGCTGGACCTATCAAGGCAACGCTCCTTTTTATGCGCATTGTCCAAGGTGCGGCTACAAGGTCAATATCAGGAAGGCGAAAGCATGAGTAAAATAGGATGGTGCGATCTTACATTAAATCCAATATCTGGATGTAAAAACGGTTGCGAATATTGCTATGCCAGAGGAATTTATCATCGATTCAATATGTCCTTTGAACCTGCGTTTCATCCAGAAAGATTGCAAAAGATCAGGAATCTCAAGGGCAAAGGCAAAAGAGTCTTTCTGGATTCTGCCAGCGATTGGTTTTCGGAAGGAGTTGAGTCGGGATGGATAGCAAAAACCATCGAGGCGGTTTCCCAAAAAACTGAGCATACTTTCCTAGTTCTTACTAAGCGGCCTGATAGAATCTTAGAACTGATTGGTGGAGCTTACAAGGTTCCTGATTATCTTTGGCTCGGTGTCTCGGTCACAGAACAGACGGATACTTGGAGAATCAGAGAACTTGAGAAGGTTTGCTGCAAGCGATTCATTAGCTTTGAGCCGTTGCATGGACCAATTAAGACGGATCTATCAAAGATTCATTGGGTCATAATTGGAGCTGAAACAGGCGCGCGAAAAAATAAGGTCATTCCTCAAGCAGATTGGATAAATAATATCGGTTGGGCGGCAAGAGATTTGGGCATACCTATATTCATGAAAGACAATCTATCGAATATCTTTGATCTTCTTATACAGGAATTTCCAGAGGTCATGCGATGAATATGATAAAACCAATCGAAACTCATTACAAAGGTTATCGGTTTCGGAGCCGCCTTGAAGCCCGCTACGCAGTCGCTTTGGATAAAATGCAGACAAAGGGCATTCCGTGGGAATATGAATTTGAGGGATTCGATTTAGGCAAAGCAGGATATTACCTTCCAGATTTCTGGTTGCCATCTATAAACGCATTCGCTGAAGTAAAACCAATGAGATTGAATATACAAGAAGTTGAAAGGGTCAAGGCGTTATATGATATGACTGGCTTTCCCGTTCTCCTTTTGATTGGAACACCACACGAAGCAGGAAACCCCGTAGTTTATCCTGCGGAGGACGGAGGATTTAATATAAAAAATTGGTTTTATTTTGGATCTATTGCAGTTAACGCCGCCAAATCAGCGCGATTTGAACATGGTGAGGTGCCTAAATGAATACCACAATTCTGGAATCACTAAGTATACTTTTTGAACCCGGCGACGTTGTAGAACTTCGCGCACTTGGGAAAAGAAAAAATGAGGTTCAAAGCGGCTATTTCAAGGACTTTGCGAAGCTTACCGAAGTTGCGACCATGCTCGATAAGACCAATGAGCAAAAAGGCATTTATACCGTACTAAATCAAGTTAATCCGGCTCTATATGCGCGAAGTCCTGATAAGCTATCGCCCGCGAGAGCGCAACCCACCACCACGTCTGATCAGGATATCATTCGCCGCCGATGGCTACCCGTAGATTTTGATGCAATTCGGCCCGCTGATATCAGCTCCACGGATGAAGAGCACGAGGCTGCAATTGCCAGAGCGAGGACTGCCAGAGAAACCCTAACCGAAATGGGGTGGCCTGATCCAGTGATGGCCGACTCTGGAAATGGTGCTCACCTCCTCTATAAGATCGACCTACCGAATGATGAAGATAGTAGGAACCTCATAGATACCGTTTTAAAATCGTTTGATGCATTATTCAGCGATGACCGGGTAAACGTGGATCTCAAGGTATTTAACGCCGCTAGAATCTGGAAAATGTACGGCACGGCTTCCAAGAAAGGGGATAACATCAAAGAGCGACCGTGGAGATTTTCAAAAATATTAGAAGTTCCGAACGATATTAAGGTCGTTGACCGCAAGTTCTTGGAGCTGCACGCTTGGGCATGGGAGCAAAAGAATCAATCAGAGCGATTCAAAGAAAGTGCGCCCAAGAAAGGCTTTTCCAGGGAGATCGATTTGGGGCAGTGGCTAAATGCGCACGGTCTCGATGTCGCGAAAGAAAAAACATCTCATGGCGGTGGCACCATGTATATTTTAGACCGCTGCCCTTGGGATTCGTCGCATAACGACCATTCTGCTTGGGCCGTACAGTTTCCATCTGGCGCAATTGCCGCCGGTTGCCACCACAACGGATGCGCCGGAAAGGGCTGGAGAGACTTGATAAGGCTTTATGAACCGCACACCGAACCCAAGCGAGAAGAACAGCGCAAAGCAAAGATAGAGGCCCCGATCGCACAACTTACCTTAGCAGACGTGGCCGATATAGAATATGATGATGAAGGAAAAATAGAATCCGTGAAATTTAGTCCTGATAAGGCGGCAGATGCTATTAGCCAATATCTACGAATGGTCTCGACGCCGGATGAAAAAATATGGGTTTATGAGGACGGAATTTATCGATCAGAGGGAGAGACAATAGTAGATCAGGTATTTGATCAGGTGGCAGGCGACAATTACACTTTGCGGGCGGCAAAAGAGACACATAGAAAAATCGTGCTCCGCACAATGGAAGATTTTAATATCTTCAATTCGAATCCGTATCTATTCGCCGTTGATAACGGTGTTATCGATATGCAAACGGGGAAATTTCAAGAGCATTCCCCGGAATTTTACCTAACTCTGAAGTCGCCGGTGATTTATAGACCAGAGGCAAAATGCCCGGAGATATCGAATTTTCTCATAAATTCTCTCGGATCAGACGATAGCATTTTGTCGGTTTTGGATATACTAACGGCAAAAACTACTACCCTAAATTTTGAATATTTTGCGGTGGCTATCGGCAGCGGCTCGAATGGAAAAAGTGTTCTTGAAGAGCTTATTAGATATTTCTATGGAGATGATCAGATCGCAGAGGTAGAAATTGCGACATTGACCCAAAATAGATTTGACAAAATCCAGCTCTACGGCAAACGGTTCTTAATCAATTCGGAGGTATCAGGCGATGTCCGAGAATCTAGGATCATAAAAGCAATCTCCGGAGGCATGAGGATAGATGCCGACCAGAAGAACAAAGGGCACGTCCTTTTCAGACCGCATTGTTTCATCTTCTTTGACACTAACATGCCACCACGGTTCGCTGATAATACGTACGGATTTCAAAGAAGGCTCGTAAAACCCGACTTTCCTTTTAAATTCGTGGATGAACCAACGCAACCGAATGAGAAGAAACGAGATCCGAACTTGTTGATAAAGATAAGTAAGGCAGAGGAGCTTTCGGGCCTCTTAAATTTGCTCATCGTCAACGCGTCGCGAGTTTTACCAGATAAAACAATCTTTCGACGAGGAAGCGGCAAAGATATAGCCGAGGAATATGATCTCCAAGCCAATAGCCTTGCGGCTTTTTATGATAAATTCGTCGAAGAGGCCGAATTGGATTGTTGGGTTAGCTCGGTGGCACTTTATGACTGCTATAAGAATTTCTGTAAAAAAATAAATGCATCTCCTATACGAGATAGAGAGTTTTATGCATATGCAAAGAAACATTTTCATGCTATAAAAGGAAGAGAAATAACACCAAGCGGGAAAATAAGGATTTTAAGAGGGCTTGATTTAGACGATGAGAAGTATAATGCTTTCATTAATAGTACCACCTATAGACCAACTAAAGACCATCTAAATCAAGATGAGGACCAGCAGGACCAAGTAGACCAACAGAAAAGAATATTGGATTTATTAAAAGAAAATATTATTTGTATAGAGAATAACCCCGAAATTGATGGTCCTGCTGGTTCTGATGGTCCTGATAACGGTTTTGATGGTATTTCGGTGGACCAGTTAGATGGTCTTCAAGTAGATAGCATTTTGAAGCGATGTCTCGCCGTTCGCCAAAGGATGAAGGCAATCATTACACCATTCATCATGGCAACGCTAGCAGAAGGCTTAGGAGCAAAGATAAAACCGAGCCAATGCAAGATATGGTTATCGGATCAGGGATTCAAGGAAACGAACGACGGTTGGGTCAAAGAGACCTGAATCAAAATCTATATATAGAGCAACACACCCATCTATCCCTATGAACCCAACAACACGAAAACTGGTTGCCCAAGGTGGCCAAAGGGTATTCACCATATCGCTGCCAGGCGAATGGCTGGCAAAGCATGGACTAGGGAAAGGAGATCAGGTTAGGATATCGGAAGTGGGCGAGGGCCTGCTTATAGAGGTGAGCAAATGAGTCTATCACGAGGAGAAGCAATCGTATCCTGGATAGCAGATCATACCGGCCTATGTTGGCTATCGCTTGTGATCTGGTGGGCAAATATACCGGGAACCCGGCTCTATTGGCCGGTTCATCGGTGTCCAAAAGATTGTGATTATTGCGGAAAGAGAGAGGCAATTACATGAAAATCTACAACCAACTCTGGCAAGACATCGACCGCGCCCACTGGCCCAAGCAAGGCGAAATATTTGTTTGCCTAGATCCACAGCAGCGGCTAGGGGAAGCAACCTGGCAGGTGGCCGAGTTCTGGCAGCAGGACGAATATGGAACGATGGGCTTAGACCATTGTGATATCATTGGTAGAGGGCTGTTTTGGAAGAGGGAAGATGCGATTAGGTTTGCTGAGGCGATCTAAATGGCAAAAATAGGAATCTCGATCTGTCCCCTGATGACCAGAGACCCGGAAAATCCGGTCTTCTGTCGAAAGGATTGTGCGGTGTTTTGCACATATGGAGATATGGCCATGAAATTTATAGACCAAGATGGTTATTGCGGCATGATGCCGGAGTGAGGGGATCAAATGACAAGCGACTTAGAGAAACTTATTGCAGGAGCCATATTCGATTTCGTGGCCTTCTTGACAACCCGAGATGAACAGATTACCTTGAGCGCACATCATAACGCATCGCCCGCGGTCAAGGCAATAGAAGAATTTGCCGCAACGCGCAGCCTATCGCTGGACGAGGCCGATGTGCAAGAATGGCAGACAGCCATCAAGAAAGAACCTGAGGAGGATGACCAATGAGCCAAGTATTACGCATCATCTCGGCCCTCTTTGGCCTGCTCTATCTTCCATTGGCTATATACGGCTCCTGGCTGCTCTACATACATGTTCAAGCCACGGACTTAATGTGGTTCATCTGGTGGGTTAGTATCCCCTTCTTGGTGCTCACACAAGTCTTTAGCGAATTGGCCAAGGCTTGGTCCAAGGAGATGGTCTAGATGCAAGCCAAAACCTTACAACAATGCATTCAAGAAGCCAAAAGATTCATCCAATTGGCTGAAGCCGTTCCCCTCCGCGATGTGGTCATAGAAGGAGAGCATAGCAAACGGACAGTGACCTATATCGAATCTGGCAAGGCATCTGGCGCGATGAAGAGGGCAAGTATGGATTTGTCACGATGCCTTTCGGCGTTGAGAGGAGGCCGATGAACATGGCGGTCCATCTACATACCATCACCAAACGCAAGCAGGAGACAGAGAGGAAGGAAAGGGCTATAAGAGAGGCTAGGAGAGAGCAACGAAGAGCACCAAGAGGGGGCAGTTAATGTTTCGCATACCCAAAATGATGGAAAATCGCCATTGCGCGATCTTGGTACATGGTATCAGCACCATAGAAATCAAAATATCGCACATCACCGAGCAGGAAGTCGTAGGAACCTATAGCGACGGGAAGAGGTCCATGTCATCCAAGAAGCGATCTTTGTCTGGTGGCCCGACGCGAAGAGAGCCGCCCGGTCAGAGGCCGGTAAGCGGACGGCAGCAAAGAGGCAGCTAAAATCAGCAAATTTGCCTATAACATCTGTCGATGGTACAATTGCTTGCGAGGAACTAGAAGAGGTGATCTAAGACGATTACCCTTTTTGAAACCGACAATTGCGCCAGATGCAAACAAGTCGCCGCATGGCTTGATAGAAATGTGGCCGCCTATGCGATTGCAGATCTCATCAGGCCCCATGTTTTTGGCAGAATTGCGAACCAATGAATGCTTTTCGATGGAGGCACCCATAGTTAGGCAGGGAGATACGTTCTATCAGGCGGGGCAGCTATTCAAGGACGGCAAGCTTAATGAAGAGCTTTTGCAGAGGATAATTGCATGATACTTGTGAAATGGGCCGCTTGGTTGCACAACAAACTTGGATGCAACTGTGGCAATTGTGGAAACATCGAAGACTATCATCACTGCCGGATAAAAGGAATGATGGTAGTTCGAGATTGGCAGTATTGTTGCTGTTGGAAGGTACGCAAATGAAGATTCGTGAAATCGAAGGCTCAAGCGATGAGTGCATAGCCTACATGAAATGGTACGAAGGTCGCGAAGATCTCATGGCCACCATAGATGACTTTGAATCCATCCATCTGCCAGGAAAGCCCGCCACGCCCCCAAAAATCAAAGATCTCGTGGACTGGGATGCAAACATGCCAGATCAAGCTCCAAAGGGCAAATTTGACCATTCTACGCAACCTACGGCCATTCTACCAACTCGTTCACCACCCAAAGAGAGGACCGCAAAACTCGAAGCCTATTTCCGAGATTACATAAGGGCGGGCCTGACCGCAAAGGCCATCCAGGAACATCTGATCAAGGAACATGACATCGTCATGACAGGTCATCAAGTCTGTGGATGGCTCGGGAGGATGAAGCAGAAAGGCCGCCAAATGACCCAGGGGGGCAGCAAGCCCGACAAAGAGACAAGTTCACAGGCCCCAAGCGAAGATGCCGCCAAGGGCACCACAACAAGTCCTAGAAGCAAGGAATTGAACCTCCCCCAGATCAAGGAAATCAAGCGGCTCTATAACAAGGACCATTTGCGGACTATCCATATTGCTAAGCGCATGGGAATATCACAGGAGCAGGTTGAAGCGATTGTTTGGCAGGTGAAAGCATGAGCGACGAAGAATATCAAATCAAATTTTCCGTCAACGATGCGAAAGGTAAGTGCCTGATCACGATTGACGAAATTGTCA